GGTAGCTCAGGATATGGAGCACAAATAGGTAGTTCAGGAGATGGAGCACAAATAGGTAGTTCAGGAGATAGAGCACAAATAGGTAGTTCAGGAGATAGAGCACAAATAGGTAGCTCAGGATATGGAGCACAAATAGAAATTTCAGGCGACAACTCAGTTAGCTTTGCTTGTGGATATAAGTCGATGATAAAAGGAAAAAAAGGAACTTGGTTCTCACTTGCAGAATACAGAAAAGACAATGAAGGAAATTGGATTCCAGTATTTGTAAAATCTGCACAAATAGGAAATAAAGACTATAAAGACTTTAATGGCAAAACATTAAAACCAAAAGTATATTACATATTATGGAATAAAGAATTTTATCCAGTAGAGAATTATGATGGCTTGTGGACGATTAAATTATCAGAGCATAAGAGAGAAAATATAACTATAATAAAAGCTATAGACATAGACGACATATATTATGAAGATGAAGTAAAGCCAATATATATTGCAAAAGAAAACAAATTATCAGCTCATGGATATACAGTAAGAGAAGCAATAGAAGATTTAACATTAAAGAAATTAGACAATATAAATGCAGATGAAATAGTAAAGAAAATAAGAGAAACAGGAGTAGTTACAAGAAGTCAATATAGAGCAATAACAGGAGCATGTTCTTTTGGAACTAACAAGTTTTGTGAACAACATAACATACAAGATTTAGAAGAAATAAAGATAGAAGAATTAAGAAAAATTCTTGTAGATGATTATGGCGCAGAAAGATTTTGGAAATTAATAGACGGAGAATAGCCTATGAAACAAATAAAAAAGAATACACTCTGCTACTATTGTTTGGGATGTAATAAATTAGAGTTAGTAGATTTCAATGGAGTAATGAGATGCAAAGGATTTTGCGCAGGTGTAGAAAATTGGCAAGAGTTATTAAGAAAGGAACTACAAAAGAAATGAGATATAAATTCGAAATATATGAAAAAGCAATAGGAAAAGAAAGACCAAGATATAGTGCTAAAACTCATAGAATGTACACACCAACTAGGACAAGCACTTTTGAAGAGAAAGTAAAAAGTGCTTTCCTAGAAAAATACAACATAGAGATAGCCCCAACAGAAAAGCCATTAGAAGCAATAATTAAAGTATATTTTGAAATACCTAAAAGTTTCAGCAAAAAGAAAAGAATTTCGTTGATGTATACTCCGTACAATAAAAGACCAGACTGCGACAACCTAGCAAAGTCAATATTAGATGCTTTAAATGGACTAGCATATAAAGATGACAAGCAAATTACATATTTATCAGTTGAAAAGTTGTACGGAACAGAAAATAAAATTGAAGTAGATCTGGAGGAAATATGCGAATACCAAAAATAATTAGCAGAGAACGGACACGAATACATATTTGTACAGCAATGTAACGATAACATTTATTTGTATAAAGAAATGTTGCATCGGATACAAAGAATGCTTCAGTAGAGATGAGTTAAAATCAGTTGAAAAGAGAAATAAAAGGGGGCGACCACCAAAATATGAGTAAAAATAAAAGTGCTAGACAAGAGCTAGAACGATTGTACGGCAAAGAATGTTTTATAGACAAATTACATTTAAGAGAAGAAACACAAAAAAGGTACACAGGAAAAGGTCAATTTAAGCGAATGAAACAGCTTACATATCATCACATAAAAATGAGAAAAGATGGAGGAAAGGCTACAATTGAAAACGGAGCGTTGTTATCAACAGAAAATCACGCGTGGTTCCATAAACAAACGCAAGAAAAACAAACAGAAATGAACAAAGCATTTCAACAATACAAGATGACAATGGCAATAGTGACAACTGCAAGAGTACAGCAAGTAAAAGAAATTGAGTTTGATATGAGTGATTGTATAACAATACCATTAGAAAAAAATCGAGAAACAACAAAGCAACGCAGAGCAAGAGAAAAACGAGAACTACGAAAAGAAATGGAGGAAATAGAACTATGAAAAAGAAAGACATTATAGATGTAATAGTAATAGCACTATTTATACTGATATTAGCAGTATATGATGTGTACATAAGTGCAGACAACGAATTGAAAAGCAATAAAATAAATGAATTAACAAACAAGGTAGAGCAACAGACAGAGCTTATAGATGCTCTACAGCAATAGGAGGTTTATATGGAAAAGGTAGATGTAAACGAATATGTAAGAACAAAAGATGGAATTATTGATAAAGTGATAATTGAATATGATGGAAAATGCAATAATCCAAATTGCAGTGAAAAACATATTAGTTGCAAATATAATTATTATAACGAAAAAGACATAGTAAAAAACAGTAAACAACTAATAGATTTAATAGAAGTTGGAGATATAGTAAAAGATAAATACAATAAATATGAAGTAGCTTTTGTAAAGGGCGATAAAATATATTGCAATGATTATAACCTTGATGATAGTTTAATAACCTTGAGAGAGCAAGACATAAAGGAAATACTAGCAAGAGAGCAGTTTGAGGCTAATTGTTATAAAGTAGGAGGAGAAGAATAATGAACTTAAAAGAAGCTATTAAAATACACAATGAATTATGCAACAAAGAAGAAATAAAAAAATATTGTGAAGCGCTGCATATAGTATGTGAAAAAATGCAAAATTGCAAACCTAAAAAAGAATATTATAAGTCATCTATAATTAATGATTATTATATAGAACATCCTTATATGGAATTAACAATAAGTAATGGAAAAGCTGTTTATAGAAGGCATAAATATAGTTGTTCAAGTGAATCTAAAGATAAAAAAATAAAGAGTAATTATTGTTTGAGTTTTTGTAGATATAATAGAGAGAAAATAGAAAAATTTATAGAAAGAGAAATAGCAAACGATAATTTTAAAGTAGGAGGAGAAGATGAGTAGAGAAATAAAGTTTAGAGGAAAATCAAACGCAAATAATGATTGGATATATGGGGACTTTATACATCAAGATAAATTTAATAGACCTATGATAAAACAAGATAATTATACGGCTTGTGTTAACGAAAACACATTAGGACAATATACTCGGACTACACGATAAAAACGGAAAAGAAATATATGAGCGGAGATATAGTAAAAATAACAGGAAGCAAAGAAATAGATATTGGAAAAGTTATTTATGAATACGATGGCTTTACTGTTGATGTTATGAATATGGATAGATTTTATGGAAGAGTTCATCTTTTAGAAAAATTTACAGAAGTAATAGGTAACGTTACAGACAATCCAGAGTTATTAGGAGGAGAATAGATATGTTAAGAAAAAGTGATACTGTAGAATTAAGTGAATTAGAAAAGCTTGGATTTAAATATGGAACAAGAGAAAAATTTGAATATAAAACAAAACAACATGGGGTTGAATCAAAAATATATATAGACCTATTGCCATGCAATAATAATAACAATGAAATACATATACAAAGTGAAAGTCATTCTATTCCAGAAAAAATAGTAGATAAATTATACGATTTAATCAAAGCAAATTTAGTGGTAAAGGAGTAAATAAGATATGCAAAACCAAAATTTATAGAAAAAATAAATTGGAATTGGTTAGATGAATACGAATCTGTTGTAGAAAAAATGTATAGAGAATTAGAATATATAATTTATTGTAAGCTAGATAAAGAACAAATAGACAAATTAGAAGAAAAGTCTGCAAGAGGAATGGAATACTTTGGACAGAATAGATGGTCTTTTCCGTATAGCAAAGGAACTATATGCGACATAATTCATCAAATAACAAGAACTAAAGTACATTATACGGAAAAACGAAAACTTGAAAAAGAGTTAGGAGGTGTTTTAAGTGAAAGAAAATAGTATGGCAATAAATTTTACAGATGAAGAAACAATTATATGTTTTAATGGAGTTCAAATACACATAAGTAAAGAAAACTCAAAGGAATTAGCACATAGAATTTTAGATTATTTTGAATGGTACGAAGAAGAGGTGTTTTAAGTGAAAGAAAATAGTATAGAAGAAGATATAAAAATAATTGAAAATTTTATAAATTGGTTGACAATAGATTTTGAATACGATTCAGGGAATGAAATTAAAACAATAGAACATATTTTATCAGATTACAAAAGAGTATTAAAAGAGAATGAAAGTCTTAAGGAATATAATATGGAGTATAAAAGAATACTTGATTTAGCAGATGATAGAATATATAGAAAAAAATATTTAGAAGAAAGAAGAAAAGAGCAACCTAATTTATTATATCCAGACAGTGATGAAATATATCAAAGATATTGTGAATTAAAACAAGAGAATGAAGAATTAAAAATAAGCAATAAAGAAATAGACAAAGAATGTAGTAGATTAGAGAAAAAAGAAGTTGAATTAATTAATGAAAATGAACATTATGAAGATTTAATATATGCATTAAAAACTTATTATGACATTACAGAAGAAGATTTAGAAAAATGTATGAAAAATGATAGATGAGAGGGGAGGAATAAATGATAATAGAAACAACTATAAATTTGAAAAATAAAAGTAAGGAAGAGCTAATACTGTTACTAAATGAAAGCTTAGGTATCATAGAAAAACTACAAAAAGAAAATGAAGAATTGCACAAAGAAATAGACCAAATGAAAAGTTTAGATATATATAAATTAGTTGAAGATTGGGAAACAGGTCAGCTTATTCCAATTCAAAAAATAAAAGACATAATAGACAGAATTGATTACGATATAAAAAAGACCAAAGAAATAATATCTAACAATTCGAATATTTATACAAGTGACCGAAGAAATGCTTATCAAATAGTAAGATTAAGAGCAATGAACACAAAATCTTTAGATATAAAAAAGAGATTACAAGAATTACTAGAAAGTGAGGAATAACAATGCCAGAAAAAGAAACAAGAGAACAAAAATATAGAAGAATAAATGATTTATATAATAAATTCTCGTTCTTATTCTTTCAGACGAGTCACGAAGCTGGATGGCAAGACGAACTAAATAGTACTATTGTAGAACTTAGACGAGAATTAAGAAATTTTTAAGGAGGAAACGAATGAACAGAGAAGATTTGAAGAGCTACAGACATAATCAAGAATGGATTAAAGGAAGAATAGAGTATATAGAACAGTATAAAACAAGCATAAATAGACTAAACAGTGTGTTGTCAGATATGCCGAAAGGAAGTAGAGAAGTTCAAGATAGTGAAGCGGAAAAATTAGCAGTATTAATGGACAGCATAAATGATTTGCTCGATAAAGTAAACGAAGTAAATAAAAGACAAACACAGATTTTAGAACAATTAGACAAGGTAAAACAACCTTACAGGAATATATTAGATAAATATTACATACAAGGGAAAAGCTTAGTAGTTATTGCAGTAGAAATGGATTACAATTATGAACACATAAAAAGATTGCATGGAATAGCTTTAAATATTTTTGATAATATAAAATGATGCTACCAAATGCTACTGAATGCTACCACAAAAAGTGCTATAATAGTATCGTGGATACATAAGTAAGACTATATAAACAGGAAGGACTAACAAAAAGTTGGTCCTTTTGACATTTTTCGACAACATTTGCAAAATAGATCATATATAATATCTCTGAGAAAGGAGGTGTTATATATGGAAATCATAGATAAAAGAAAAATAGAAGATTATAAAAGTCTATTGGAAAAATATAAAAGAGAGGATTTCATATCAGAAAGAAACGAAAATGAAATATCAATAGAGCTAGAAATTACGAAAGAATTAAAAGACAATAGATTAGCAAGAGATATAGCTATAAAACATGACAACATAAAAAAATTATCAAAATTAGACTCTCACAATGTAGATTATAATAATTATTTGCGTAGAGCTAAAAAAGCATTGCAAGATATAATAATTATAGCTGAAAAAGATTAATAGAACAAAGAGCTTATCAAAAGATAGGCTCTATTATTTATGCTATTAACTAATACTAGATACAGTTAATATATATGTGTTGCTACTAGGCATATCTCCTTTGAGAATATATAAAAGGCAATTCTAGTTAAGCCTTAAACTTTTTGTGCATTAGAGGTATATAAATAGAAATGTACTAAGCCTTTAAGGCGGTGGGCTAAAATACATTGCCTTGTCAATAAAATAGTATGTAGTGATATAAAAAAGCAATGGAAGCAAAAGGTTGAGATATTAAGTCCAACACAGGGAAGAAAAATATCAAGACTTCCAAGTGATTCGGCTCGTAAGCTAAAAGTTATAGGCTGTGTTGATACCAGAAATCCAAACGATACGAGGTAGCTCCTTGTATAATCCTGTATCATTACATAGTGTTTTATTAATTAACGAAAGAGGTGTTGTTATGACTAACGAAGAAAGATATGAGAAATATGTAAAAGAAAATTGTAAGAACTGTAAAAATAAAGATAAAGACTTATGTGAGATAAGAATATCATACTTTAACAATATCATAACAACTAAGTGTGTTTATTATGAAAGAGAAAATTAACTATGAAAACTGTATGAAATATAAGTGTGAACAATGCAGATACAATATGCAATGCGAGAAGGAAGAGAAAAGATATGAAATTCAAAATAAACAACAGAATGTGGAGTATAGAAGAAAAGCCACAAAGTGAAATTAAGAGTATTCAAAATCAAAGAAGAGCGAACGAAGAAGAAAACATAAAAAGCATAACTCCAAGATATTATGGAGTTACACATTGTGATATTATGCAGATTTGTATAGATAAGGATTTGCCGGAAGAAAGAAAAAGGTATACTCTAATTCACGAACTAACGCATTGTTATATTGATAGCTATATAACTCACAGTGAGAAAGAATATTCAGAAGAAGATGTAGCAGACATAGTAGCAAATTCTTATGACATTATTCATGAAATAGTAGAAAAGTATTTTAAGGTGGAAAAATGAATGTAAATCAAAGTATAAATAAACTATTATATGTTCTATCTACAAAAGGACAGATATATAAAGTAAACAGTTTTCAGTTTTACAGCGAAAAGAATTGTAAGTATTGTACTAAATATCAAATACTAAAAAGAGAAAAGGTAGAAATATATAACGAAGAAACAGATGAGTTTGAATTACAAGATAGATACCAACAGAAGGAAGAATGTTATAGTAAGGTTGATATGTTGAAATACTTAATGGAGGAGTATAGAAAGATGGGATAATATGGCTAAGAGATTAACAGATAAAGAAAAGAAACAGATAATTGCATATTATATTGAGTGTCAAAATTTAAGAGAAACAGCAAGAAGGTTTGAAGTTTCTCCTGATACAGTAAAAAGATTGACAAAGGAAAACAAAGACATCGAACAAAATCTTTCACAAAAAAAAGAAGAAAATACAAAGAATGTACTAAATGAATTAGACAAAACAAAGAACAAAAGAATAAATTTACTTAACAAAATGATAGATAAAATGGAAGAAAAAGTTGAAAACGTAGATATGTTTACTAATGTCAAAGATTTAGCAACTGCTTATGGAATTATAGTAGACAAAGATATGAAGTTTCTTGAACTAACAAAAGAGAAACAAGAGAAAGAAAAACAGATAATAAAAATACCAGCCAGCGATATGTCAAGTGCGTTTATAGACTTAAATAGAGATATAGATAATAGGGGACACTTAGAATACTGGTTAGATGGCGGGAGGGCTTCATTGAAGTCCTCTTTTTGTGGGGAAAAAATACCAGAACTATTAGAAAATAACCCTAATATGTGTGCATTATGCATAAGAAGAGTAAGCAATACTTTAAAGGATTCAGTATATGCACAAATACAGTGGGGAATTGATAAGCTAAGTGAAACATATCCAGGATTAATTGATGACTATAGTTTTAAAACTTCTCCAATGGAAATAACTAAGAGGAGTACGGGACAAAAGATATATTTTAGGGGAACTGATGATCCAGGTAAAATAAAATCAATAAAGCCACCTAAAGGAATGTATATAGGAATAATATGGTATGAAGAATTTGACCAAATACAGGGAATGAATGCCGTAAGAAAAATAAATCAATCTGTAATAAGAGGTGGCAATGATTTCGTAGAATTTTATACTTTCAACACTCCAGCGTCAAGGCAACACTTTGTAAATAAAGAAAAAAGAATACCAAAACCCAATAGATTATCACATCATAGTGATTATAGAACATCTCCAAAAGAGTGGATAGGACAAGCATTTATAGATGAGGCAGAATATATCAAAGAAACAGCTCCAATCATATACGAAAATGAATATCTAGGATTGGAGACAGGAGATGGAGGAAATGTATTTGAAAATCTTGAATTAAGAGAAATTACAGATGAAGAAATTTCTCATTTTGATAGGCTATATAAGGGTATTGACTGGGGGTGGTATCCTGATCCATTTGCATATAACAATATGCATTTTGATATGGCAAGAAGGACCTTATATATATTTGATGAGTTAAGATGTAATAAAACATCAAATGAAAAGACATGGAAGTTGTTGCAAGAAAAAGGAGTAACAAATAGTGATTTAATAACAGCAGATAGTGCTGAAAATAAGTCTATAGGAGATTACAAAAGTTATGGAGCATTTATAAGAGGAGCTGAAAAAGGACCTAATAGTGTTGAATACAGCATGAAATGGTTGGCTAGTTTAAATAAAATAATAATAGACCCAAAAAGATGCCCAGGAACAGCCATAGAATTTAGTGAATATGAGCTAGAAAAAGACAAAGACGGTAACATTATTACAGGCTATCCAGATAAGAACAACCACAATATCGATGCTGTACGCTATCGGACTTGAATGCATATGGAAAAAGAGAGGACAATAAAATGTTTGAAAGAATAGTAAATTTTATTAAAGGAGCAATAAATAAGATGTTTAATACAACAGACATAGCAAAAGATTTTAATATAGATATATCAACAAGCAATGAAATACTGTCAGCCATTGAAAAATGGTCCAATATTTATAATAGTAAAGCACCATGGTTAAATGAAGAAGTAAAATCATTGCATGTTGCGAAAACAATATGTGAAAAGGTTGCAAAAGCTGTAACAATAGAATTTAAGTCACAGGTAGAAGATAAAGAAATAGATAAAGTATATCAAAGATTTATAAAAAATATAAGAACAAATACAGAATATTCTCTAGGAAAAGGTGGAATGTTTTTCAAACCATTCTATGCTAATGGGAAAATAAAGATTAGTTGTATTCAAGCTGATAAATTTATACCTACAAAATTTGATAGCACTGGCGAATTGCTAGGTGCTATTTTTATTGACCAAATCACAAGAGGAAATGAGATATATACAAGACTTGAATATCAAGAATTAAATGACACAATATTAACAATAAAGAACAAAGCATATAAAACTACAGTACATAATTCTAATATATTAGGTAATCAAATCTTACTTTCACAAGTGCAAGATTGGGCCAATATCCAAGAAGAAATACAAATAAATGATGTTAATAGATTGTTAGGAGGATACTTTAGAATACCTATTGCAAATCCTATTGACAATACTAGCCCTGTAGGTGTTGCAATATTTGCAAATGCTATTGATACATTAGAAGAAATAGACAAACAATTCAGTAGGACTTTATGGGAATATGAAGGCTCTGAACTTGCTGTTGATGTAGATGCAACAGCATTTACAAAAGACAAAAACGGAAATGATATATTACCAAAAGGAAAAGAAAGACTATATAGAAAGTTAGACTTTGGAGACGAAAGTAAGTGGAACGTATTTAGTCCTCAAATAAGAGATACAGCATTGTTTAATGGATTAAATGAGTGGTTAAGACAATGTGAGAGTCAATGTGGGTTAGCATTTGGAACTATATCTAAAATAGAAAATATTGAAAAGACAGCAACAGAAATAAAATCAAGTAAACAAGATTATTATGTAACAGTTTCAGATATACAAGGAGCATTACAAATAGCATTAGAAGATTTGATTTATAGTATAGATATTTTAATGAGTTTGTACGGTGTCAAGCATAAAGTTGGAGCACTTGCAAGTTTTGACTGGGACGACAGCATTCTAGTAGATAGCGAAAAGAAACAATCACAAAGTTTAATAGAAAGAAATGCAGGTTTAATAGATGATATTGAATACTTTGTGCAAACAAGAGATTATTCAGAAGAAGAAGCAACAGAATACGTAAATAAAATGCGAGAGCGAAGTAAAGAACAAATACCTAACGATGTGCAAGAGGAATAGTTTATGATAGAAAATAAAATACAAAGTGCAATAAAGCCTATTATAAGTATATATTCTAAAATGGAACTAGAGCTAATAAAAAAGATTGCGAAACATTTTAATTTGAATGAAGAGTTTATCAATTCAGATTACTGGTATTTTGAAAAACTAAAAGAACTTGGAGGACTAAACAATGAAACATTAAAGCTATTAGAAGAATATACAGGAAAAACAAGGCAAGAATTATTAAAAGCAATGAAAAATATAGGCATAAGCTCTATACCTGTTGATCAATTAAATATAGCAACACAAAAAAATGCCTTATTAAATCCAGAAACAATAATAAATAGTGCAAATATACAAAATATAATACAATATAGTTATGATGAAATAGAAAAATCTTTTCTAAATTTAAACAAAACTATACAAGAACAAGTAAGAAAAACGTACACGGACATAATAACAGAAACATATATAAAAACAAATGCTGGAGTATGTAGTTACCAAGAAGCAATATTAGAGAGTTTAGACAAGCTAGGAGATAAAGGAATATCTATACTTACCTATCAAGATAAAAATGGCAAAATAAAGAATTATGACGTTGTAGGAACAGTAAGAAGAGACTTGTTAATCGCAACTAGAGGTTTGGCAGGAAAAGTAAATGAAGAAGTAATAAAAGAAAGTGGAAATCATATAGTAAGAGTTACTAATCACTTTGGTGCTAGAACAGGAGACGGAGGAGAAGATTATACAAATCATGCATGGTGGCAAGAACTTCAATTCTTCTGCTGGGATTATGATGGAAAGGCCACAGAAGAAGAAAAGAAATTTCCTGATTTCATGAAACATTGTAATTATGGAGATGTTCAAGGTATAGTAGGTATCAACTGCAAACATTTATTTACAGTGTGGTATGGTTCAACTAAAAAAGAAGATTTAGGATTTACTTACGATGAAAACAAGGAAGAATATGAAAAATCACAGAAACAAAGATATTTGGAAAACGGCATTCGTAAGTGGAAAAGAAAACAAGTGATTGCAAACAAAGCACAAGACGAAGAAGGCTATAAAAAGTCAAGTATAAAAACTAAAGAATGGCAAGATAAATTAAATACATTTACAGAAGAAAACAAATTAAAGAGAGATTATACAAGAGAACATATAAAAGGATATAAAGATGTAAAAATAAAAAATAAAGATAACAAATATATAGATATAACCGAAGAAACTTTAAGTAAAGGTAAACAAAAATATAAATTAACAGAACAGCAATATTATATTGATGAAGATGGAACCAGGCATAATGTAGATAATAAATATGTAATATTAAAGCCAACCGAAAGAGAAAAAGAAGTAGTTAATATGTTGGGAGAGCTATATGGTGGAAAAATAAAAATAATACCAAGAGTGAATGAGCCTAAAAACATAAAAACACCTGATTACATAGTAAAAAATAGAAGATATGATCTAAAACAAATTAGTGGCAATGGAAAATATGTAATACAAGGAAACCTAAAAGGAAAACAAAAACAAGCTGATAACTTTGTCATAGATATAACAAAATCAGAAATGAGCATAGATGAAGCTATTAGACAAATAGAGAATATTTATAATTCAAAACATTTTTTGTGGCTAGATAGAATAATTTTGCTTAAAGATAAAGAGTTTTTAAAGATATTTAAGAGAAAATAGAAAGAAGTCAACTGCGAACCTAGAGGTTCTCAACTGACTTCTTTTAATAATATTATTAACTTAATTATACTATAAATTAGGCTAATAATCAATAGTTTATTCAGAAAATTGTAAAATATTCATTGTCCGCAATGACACTAAACTAAAAGTAAAATAACTAATAGGCTTTCGTGTTTGAAAGTCTATTTTTTATACAAAAATTCGACTATATGCAGGTCGTGAATAAGTGCATAACTACATCGTGAACGAAAAACACGTAAAAGTTCGTAGTAGGAGAAAGGAAACATTATGAAAAGAAAATTTTTAGAAGATTTAGGGCTAGAAACAGACGTCATTGAAAAAATAATGACTGAAGCAGGAAAAGATGTAACATCTTTAAAAGCCAGAGTAGATGATTTAACAGAACAAATAAATGTTAAAGATACTACTATTTCAGAAAAGAACAATAAAATAGCTGAACTTGAAAAAGTAGACGTCGAGGCTATTAAAACAGCTGAGTATGAAAGAGGCAAAACAGAAGGTTCTAAAGAAATCGAAGTTTTCAAAAAGCAAAATGCTTTAGACAAAGCTTTATCTAAGTATAAAGCAAAAGATACTAGTATTTTAAGTAAAATGCTAGACATGGAAAAGGTTAAATATAATGACAAATTTGAAATCGTGGAAGGATTAGATGAACAAGTAAACTCTATCAAAGAAAGTCACGATTATTTATTTGACAATGATAAACCTTTGCCAACATTTTCAGGCCCAACACAAGGACCGCAAGGAAAACCAATAAGTGGAGATCCAGAAAAAATGGACTACAACACTTACAAACAATGGAGAAAACAAAATAATTAGAAAGAAAGAGGTAATAGAATATGGGAAACACAATATTAACACCACAAATAATTGCTAATGAAGCATTAATGGTATTAGAATCAAATTTAACTATGGCTAATTTAGTACATAGAGATTATTCAAAAGAATTTGTACAAGTAGGAGATACTATAACAGTAAGAAAACCAAGCAAATTTGTTGCTAAAAATTTTATAGGAGAAACAGAAGAACAAAATCTATCAGAAGGTTCAGTGCCTGTTAAATTAGATAGATACAGAGATGTTACAATCCCTGTAACATCAAAAGAAATGACATTAGATATAAAAGATTTTAGTGAACAAGTAATTACTCCTGCATTAAGTGCAATTGCTCAAGCAGTAGACATTGATTTATTAACAGTAGGAATTGAAAAAGCTGGTTCTAAAGTATCTGTATCAGCAACACCAGTTATAGGAGATATTGCTAATGTTGCAAAAGCATTAGATAAAAAGAAAGCTCCAAGAGATAACAACAGAAATTTAGTCTTAGCAGTAGATACTTTGTATAAATATAATACTTTAGATAATTTTGCTAAAGCATGTTACAAAGGAGATAGTGAAGCTTTAAAAGAAGCTGAAATTGGAAAAGTTTACACTATGAACTCATTTATGAGCCAAAATACACCTGAAAACACATCGGCAACAGCTGGAACTGCTACTGCTTATAAAGTAAAATGTACAAAAGGAGCTACTCAATTCACTGTATCTGATGGCTCTGCAAAAACAGGTACTATTAAAGCAGGAGACAAGTTAATTGTAAATGGTTACTTGTTTGAAGTAGCAGAAGACGTTACTTTAGCAGAGGGTGCAGGAACACTAAAAGTAACTGAAAAAATACCATTTGCAATTGAAACACCTGTAAGTGCAATGCTTATAAATAAAGCTCACTCTTTAGGCTTCCATAGAAATGGACTAGCTTTAGTAACTAGACAACTAGAATTACCACAAGGAGCAGCTAAAGCAGCGATTGCTTCAGCAAATGGATTAGCTGTTAGAGTTGTATTCGATTATGATTCTAAAACAAAAACTGACAAAGTTTCATTTGATATTATCTACGGAGTAAAAGACCTAGATGACGACTTATTAGTAGACTTTGCATAGAAAGGAAAAGGGCATGATAAATTATACCGATTATGATTTTTATAAAGATACATATATGGGCAACATGCCCGAAACTGATTTTGATAAAGTAATAGTAAGAGCAAGTTACGAAGTACAAAAAAACATCTTCAATAGAGATATAAAAAGCTATGAAGATGAAGTACAAATGGCAACTTGCTCTGTTGCTGATATTTTACTTAAAATCGAGCAATTAGAAACAAGAAAAGATAAGTTAGTAAGTAGCAATGCTGAGGATAAAGTTGTTTCTAGCGAAAGCGTAGGCGACTTATCGAGAACATTCGCAAATACTACTAACTTAACTGACTTGGAAAAAGAAATTTCTAACCAGAAAAATAAGATACTAGAAGAAATTAGATTATATCTATTGCATACAGGCTTATTATACAGAGGTATTTGATATGAAAGATATGTTTGATAAAGATATAACAGTAATAAATCAATATATAGATAATAATCATAAAAAAGCATATAAAGTAAGCTATGTAAAAGGATTTTGGAGTTCTAACGATGGTATATCTATAAATGGAACACAACTAACAAAAAACGATGGTTTGTCTGCGAGAATACTAATGAATGATAACAGAAATGGAGAATATCAGAAGCCAGAAGAGTTCAAAAAAGAGCAAAAAACGTGGACGTTACAAAACGATGATTATCTAGTAAAAGGCAAGGTAGCAGATTTTACTACAATAACAAAATTATTAGAAAATTATCGAGAAGTAATAAAAATTACCAATGTTGCTATTAAAGATTATGGTTCAGAAGATATGTGGCATTTCGCTATAACAGGAGCTTAATATGAAGCTAGATTATATAACGGCTTTTAGTGGTATTCAAAAGAAACAAATTATTGACAAATATGGGCTTGAAAATGGAAGAACACAACGAGTTATCGACAGTGCTTTTATGGGATATTTAGATAAATATATGCCAGCGGACAGCAATCAGATGATAACAAGTATGTACAATTCAACAAAAGTAGGAAGTGGAGAAATCAATATAAATACACCTTATGCACATTATCAACACGAAGGCGAGAAATATGTTGACCCTAAATATAAAATAGGAGCCTTCCACGACCCAGTGAGTGGGAGATATTGGAGTAGACCTGGAATTAAGAAAGTTCCGAGTGGACAAAAACTTAATTACCATGGTGGAGCATTAAGGGGAGACCACTTCGTAGAACGTATGTTGTCGGACCATTTTGAAGACATACTAAATGCAGGTCAAAAGGAGATAAATAAATGAGTAAAGCAATGATTGATATAGTAAGAGATTATATTAGTAAATGTCCTTACTTAAAAGAATATGCTGAATTAAATGTGGAATACTTAACTGATAATGTGGAAACGTATTCAATAAATGAGAATGCTGGATATGATCCAGTAATTCAAAGATATATGATAGGTGCTGATTATCAGTTTCTATTTACGTTTGACAGCAAGCTTCATTGGAACGAAGATATCCAAAACAATATAGATAATTCAAAGTTCTTCGAGAACTTTAAAAATTGGTTAGAAAAAAATAATAATAATAAAATGTATCCTGAAATAGAAGGAATATATGAAATTGGAGCGACGACAAATGGTTATATATTTGCTACAAATGCAAACGAGGCTATTTACCGAATCCAATGCTATTTAAAATATTACAAGGAGGATTAAATATGGCAACTAAGAAAAAAACGGTCGCAAATGAAACTCCAAACAAAATTAGTTTATTAAATTTAGAAAGTGAGGAAAAAACAATGGCTGATACAGAAGTAAAATTAGAGAGATTAAATAATATGGCTAAAGTCAATTTCTTAAATACAACACCAACTGGAACAAACAAGACTTGGTCAATTCTTGGAAAAGGTATTACTTCCAAAGAGAACAGTTATGGGGCTAAAACAACAGACGAACATTGGATAGTTGAGGACAACGAAAGACATTCTGTTGATGGTTATGCTCTAGGTTCTGATATAGAACAAATAGCTCTTAAAGGAGATCCAGTATTTACATATATTGATGATTTAATGTTCAAAATGAAAAAAGGAACAGACTTAGAAACAGAATTATTAGAAGTATTTAAGTATAGAGTAACTGATGCAGAACCTGCACCAAAATATGATGCAAGACTGTTTAAATGTTTAATAGTTCCTGACACAGATACACTAGAAGGTGGAACTGCATTAAAAATAAAATACAAAATTCAAATACAAGGGGATCCAACATTTGGAACAGTTACATTTACAAGTGGAGCGCCAACATTTACAGAGGCAACAGCATAGACAATGTAAAGTTTTGTCGAATTTTGTCGATGAAAAGTACCTTCTAATATATTGATTTTTGTCGATTTGTGTAATATACTGTCCTTAAATAAAAAAGGAGGTGTATTTATGGAAGAAACAAGAAAAAGTGGATTTGGAACAGCGAGTTTAGTGTTAGGAATCATTGCAATTTGTTTTTCATTTATTCCGGTTATTAGTTATTTTTCGTTTATTTTGGGGATACTAGCAATAGTATTTTCGGTTGTTTCATTGTGTAAGAAAGCTAGTAAAGGATTAGCAGTTGCAGGATTAATATTATCAATAATTGCTGTAATTATGGCTTACAGTATGCATCAAGGTATAAAAAATGTTGCAAAAGAGGTAAGCGGAGCACTAAACGAACTTTCTAATATTACAACAGAAGAAAATATCCAGGATGAAAAAGCAACATTGGAAAAGTTCAATAAAATCTCAACAGGAATGACATATCAAGAAGTAGTCGATATTATGGGAGAAGAAGGTACACTATCAACAGAAAGTTCATACGGTTCACAAACAATGCAAGTATATAGTTGGAGTGCTTCGAATGGAATAAGTAATGCAACCGTATCATTTATGAATGGTAAAGTTAGCGGAAAAAGTCAAATAGGACTAAAATAAAACAAAAAACACTTGCGAAAGCAGGTGTTTTTATTGTGTAAAAAAAAGATAATGTAACTATAAACACATTACCTAAGTGATAAAAATTTATTTTTGATAGATATATTATATCACACTAAGACTGTTTTTTCAATATTGAGAAAACCAGTCTTTTTTATTATGGAGGGAATATGGAAAATATTAGATTAAAAAAAGACAATATTTTTAGAGTAGGGATACAAGATCAAGACGGAAATGATACAGGAAACATTCTTGAGTTTGACTTGGAAGATTTAGAGCTTCCTTTCAAAGCGCAAGAAGCAGAATATCAACATAAAAAGAATATAGAAAAATTAAAAGCAGATTTTGTTTTAGCGGATAAAAAGCCAGAGAAAAAAGGTAAGAAATTAATGAGCTCTAAAGAAGAAGAAAAGTTAAGAGCATTACGAGAATTTTATTCTCAGGAAGAAAAAGCTCTTGACTTATTTTTAGGAGAAGGTGGAACACGCAAACTTTTAAATGGAAGAAAACCTTATTATGAGATGTTTGATGACATTCTAGAATATTTAGAGCCTATTGTTCCTAAATTAGAGTTGCACAAAGAAGATATTGTTGAGAAGATAAAGAAAAAATACAGTTCAAAAAAAGAGGATAATGTAATTGAATAATCCAGAGTTTGTTAAGGTAAAAAATAAGAAATATAAGATAAACACAGATTTTAGAGTAGCAATAGAATGTAATGAAATATCGTTAAGTGACAATATAAACAGCTACGAAAAATCTCTTGCAATTATTTATTTGCTGTTTGGAGAGGTTGGATTAAACGATACTGATAATTATGAACAACTATTAAAATTAGCTTACAAATATCTTAATTGTGGAATTGAACAAACAGACTGTGAAGAGGAACCTGATATGGATTTTGTCAAAGACAAAAAACTCATAGAAAGTAGTTTTAAGTATGATTATGGATATAATCCTTATCAAATGAAATATTTACATTGGTGGGACTTCTATAATGATGTATGCAATTTATCAAATAGTGAATTTGGTAGTTGTTGTGTATTAAGCAGAGTTCGAACTCTAAGAACTTATGATACATCCCAAATTAAAGACATTGCAACAAGAGAAAAAATAGAAAGAGCAAAAGAACAAGTTGCTCTAAAAAAAGTTATAGATAACAGAACTGACGAACAAAGAAGATTAGACGAACTCTTCGAGAAACAATTGAGAGGAGAGTGATAATATGGTAGATGGATATCTTAAAATAAAAACAAAATTAGATAATAGTGAAGTAGATGCGGATGTATCAGAGTTAGAAGATAAGTTAAAAGGAATGAAAATAGATAATCAACTTGAAGATTTAGAAAAACAGTTAGATTTAGCAGGAAAAGAAGTTGAAATAAAATTAACAGCAAAAAATGAAGCAGAACAAGAATTAACAAATACAGCTCAAAAGGTTACTGAATTAACGAATTTGTACGAAGAATTGAAACAAAAGAAACAACAGTACGATTCGATAGTATCTAGACTTCAAGAAGGAGAACATTTAACTGAAAATGGAACTCAAGTATATAAAAATCTGGAACAGCAAGTAAGTCAAATGGAAAGCATTAGACAAGAAGCATTAAACTTGATAAATTATTATGAAAAAATGCAAAAGCAGGTCCAAAAAACTAATACGGAATATGATAAATCACTCAATAAAGTAACGAAACTAAAAAATAAAATAGATGAAATAAATTTAAAGAAAAATATAAACGAAAGTAAGCAATTAAGTGAGAATATAGAAGAAACAACTGGATCATCTAATAAGTTTGGCAAAACGTTAGATAGCTCATTAAGAAAAATAGGACGAATGGTATTAGGAATATTTAGCATCAGAAGTGCTTACGGTGCTCTTCAAAGAGCCTCTAGTACATTAGCACAATACGATAAAAAATATGCAAGTAATTTAGAATATATTAGATATATATTAGCTCAAACTCTTGCACCTGTTCTTCAATGGGTATTAGGACTAGTCGAAAAATTATTAGGATACATCAATTATTTGGCGAAAGCTTGGTTTAATGTATCGTTATTTAGTAAAAGTAGTGCCAAAAATTTTATGGATGCGCAAAAAAGTACATCTAAAATGAAAAAAGATTTACAATCAACAGGCTTCGACGAACAGACAGTATTACAAGATACGTCGGATACAGGAGCTAGCGGAGGAATAGCAATGCCAACGCTTGACTTTGAAAATGTTGAAATTCCAGAATGGCTAGTAAAATTCAAAGAATTTTGCCAACCTGTGATCGATTTTTTTAATAAGATTATAGAAAAATACGGACCAGTTAAAGGTGGAATAATAGCTATTGTTGGTGCCCTTGCGGGACTTTTTATTTTAAAAGGTATAATAAGCTTAATAAAAAATTTGGGGAAAGCTACTGTAGGAATTAGTGCAGACTTTACTGGATTCCTTAATTCATTAGGGAAAGCAACTGAAATCATTGCAGTGTTGGGAGGTTTAGCACTTGTAATTACTTCTATAACAGGACTAATAGATACATTTTCACAAAGCGGGATGACTTTAGGAGAAACTGCTGGTTTACTAGGAATCGTATTGGGAGAATTAGTAGTAACTTTTATATTGCTTGCTGGAGCAATGCAATTACTGACATCATCATGGCAATCGATAGCAGGAGCAATCGTAATATTTGGAGGTCTAGCGTTAGTATTAGTAACTGTTACAAATTTGATTGATACATTCTCAAAAAGTGGAATAACACTAAATGATGTAATAGGTTTAATGGCGACTATTCTAATAAGTGTCGTAGCTTTGATGGGAGCTGTTGCTTTGTTAGGACCAGCAATGACAGCGGGATTAGTGCCTTTTGTTGTGGTAATAACTGGAATAAGTGTACTTTTGGCTGTAGTGGCAGCAACATTACCGACAATATTAGATGCTTGTGCTAAATTTATGAACGATACAGCACCAGTAATCATAGCGTTAATAATTACAATGAATGAATGTTTAAATAATACAATCAGAATATTAGGAGAGGTTTTACCACCTATTATTAAGTCGATAGGTTCTTTATTTAATTCAATATTCAACGGAATATCTAATGTTGTTACAAGTGTAGGAAATACCGTCTCTAAAATTGTGACTTCTATGGGAAATGCTGTTGTGTCAATATTTGAGGCAATAAGAAGAATTATTCAACAGGTCGGAGATACAATAACTCAAGTTGCTACTAGCATAATTTGGTTTATAAATGCTCTAGGACCAGCAATTAATAATTTTGTTGATAACACGATAGTAGCGATTACAAAATTAGTAAATTTCGTGGTTAGTGCTGTTGAATATTTAGTTAATACTGCCTTAGGAGGACTAAACGGAGTTATATCAACAATAAACAAAGTTCCAGGAGTGAACTTCCCTAGGATCAATTCTGTGTACATACCTAGATTTAGACCTAGATTAGCAACTGGTGGTATAGTAAATATGCCAGGAAGAGGAGTTGATATAGGAGGAGCAATAGCAGGAGAAGCAGGAAAAGAAGGAGTACTTCCACTAACAAATCCACAAGCTATGTCAGAATTAGGAAGAGAAATAGGAAAATGGATAAATGTCAACAATGTTTTAAATAATTATATGGATGGAAGACTAATTCAAAGAAGCATGAATAAAAGAAATCAAGAATTAGCTTTTGCTACTAATGGGAGGTAATTATGCTAATAGATAAAGATAGTTTAGAAATTGACGGAATAAAAATGGCTCAATATTTAACAGAAGCAAAATTTGGCTATCATAAAATATGGGGTAAAGATACTGGAAGGTCTTTATCTGGCGACAATTCTGGAACACTTAAGGGCATATACCCTAAAATAACAATGACATTTAGAAGAATGAATGATGAAGAGGTGGGAGTAATCCTATCTCTTTTTAATAAGGCTGAGAACAAAGTAACATTTTATAATCCTGATATAAAGAAAAAAATAATAAATATGTCGTGCTATTCTAATGATCAAGAATATTCACAAAAATATCTAGGAAAAATAGAAGGCTATAGTAGTGCAGTGATAGCAAATAAAAAAAGGGAGTATTATGAATGATAAATGTAAATGATAATTTTAAAATTGATATACGAACTTATGGAAGACAATTTGATGTAAGACTAAAAGCCAACAATGAAGACTTAACAGGAGACGACTTAAATTATATCAAGCCGTCTTTCAACACTTCATTGTTTAAAACGATTATGCATCAAATCGAAATAGATTCTAATGTATACATGCCAAACAAAACGAAAATAACTGGAAAGATTGGCGTCAAAGTAAACGAAAAAACTTATAACTACATAGACTTGAATACTTACTATGTTAAAAGCTGTGAGAGGCAAGAAGATACTAATTCGTATAGGATTTTAGCCTACACTAAAATGCAAGAGGCAATGATAGACAACGAATTAACTCTTACAGATAAACTTACTGTTAGGAACTACCTAATTGCGATATGTCAAAAATTAAACTGGAATACAACTAACATACCAGAAACCTTTATAAATTCAAATCAATTAGTAGATCCGATTTTGCATGAAGGTATAGGTTATACATACAGAGATATTCTTGATGAAATTGCTACAATAACTTGTAGCTTTTTATTATTTAAAGGAGAAAATTTATATCTAATTTATCCAACAGAAACTAATCAAAATATAGATGAAAGTTATTTAGATGAAGACAATATTACAATCGGAGAAAAGTATATAATTAATTCTTTAGTATTTAGCAGAGCAGAAGAAAGCGACAATATATATAGAAAAGACGATAAAAGCATTGCCACTAACGGATTACACGAATACAGAATATCAGATTGCCAATTATTGAGTACAAATGATAGATCAGATTATATTGACGCAATGTTTAATTATCTGAAAACACTAGAGTTTTATATCTTCGATGTAAAAAGTAAAGGAATATTGTTTTTAGAGGCTTGTGACATATTTAATTTTGTGTTAAATGAGGTAACGTATAAAACAATTCTATTGAACAATGAAATAGAGCTAGAAGATGGACTTACCGAAAAATTGTATACTGATGAGCCAGAAGAAACAGAAACAGAGTATAAATATGCGGATAGTACAGACAAGAAGATAAATAAAACATACATCTTAGTAGACAAACAAAATCAAAAAATAAAACAGCTAGTTAATGAAACCACAGACCACGAAGAAAAGATAACTCAAGTAGAACAAGATGTAGACAGTCTTAAACAAAAAGTATCTCAAGTGGCAGATTTAACGAGAGAAATAACCGGGACGAAAACAGTAACATTAACTGACTGTATTGCTGGAAATCTATTAGAACTTCATATTTACGGTAATAACAGAGTTTTTAAATATCAGACATTGAGTGATGATTTATACTTAAGCGACGACTTATATCTAGGCAAAGATACAGGTATCTTAGTTGTAACTGATGAGAATAATAATTCAATAGAATATAATTTGTTGGTCCCTGAAGTATTAAGATCAAATGGTACAACATGCGATGAATATGTGCTAAAAAATGGAACAGCAAAAATTATTAGAAGAATTAATAAAGATGGAACAATAAAGGCTAATGAAGAAGTAGAAAATTTAGGAGAATTTCTGATTCCTTTACTTAAAGGAGAGAATACATTAGAAATCAAAGATTATACCGCGAAGATAAATGCAAAATGGGCAGTACAGAGTAATTTGACAGATACATTTGCCACTCATGTAGAAGTAGAAACAAAATTAGAGCAAACATCTACAAATATAATGACAGAAGTAAACAAAAAAGTTGATGAAGAAGAATTTGGAACAAAAGTAGAACAAAATTTCGAACATGTTAAAATAGCTTGGAACAAAATAGCAGAATACATACAAATGATGTTAATAAAGAATAATGCAAGTTTTGCAGTCTTAGATGACAACAAAAAAGTTCTAATGTATTTAGATAAAGAAGGACAACATTTTTGTGAAAGTGATGGTACTACGGTATTTGGCGAGATGGGTGTCAATAAAGAGAATAGCAACAGTTACATTAGTTTTTCTGTGGAAGGCGAATACAATCAAGACATAAACAATGGAATGGCTTGGGGAATAAAGACGACAGACGGCAAATTTCATCCAATATTATACCTTAAAGACTTTCATATGGGAGCTGAAAACGCAGACGATTTCTTTGGAAAACTTGTATTAAATTATTGTGACTTGGTTTTGGCTGGAATGGAAAGTGGAATACAAAGTGGCAATGTAAGAATGTATGGCAATGCGTTTAATGGGATAACATTTGAGGACAGTAATTCGGGAAAAACAATAATGTCAATTATTCCAGAGGGCGACACCTCTTATGGAGCATTTAGTATACTAAATGCGATAAGTTTTTATCGTAATGTTGGAGGAAGCAATAGTTTTAAAGTTGGAAATGGTAATAAATATGTACTGATGCAAGATGACGGAAGCTTTCACGTAATGGGTGGAACAGTTTTATTAGGAAATAGCTCTAACAAGGTAAGTTTTGACGTATATGTTCAAAGTATCGCTAGTATTTGGGGAAACCTGAATGTAGAAGGAAATGTATATGCAGACAATATATCGTCAGACAGAAGGATAAAAGACAATATTAAAGATTGCACAACCTCAGCATTAGACATTATCGAGAAAATTAAACATAAAGAATTTGACAAAAAAGATGACGGAAAACATTACAAGATAGGTTATATAGCACAAGATATGGAACAAATAGATCCTAATTTTGTCATGAAAAGGCCTGCAGATGAAAATATAGAAGAAAGATATTATATTAACGAGTTGCCGATAATCGCTACATTAACAAAGGCGGTACAAGAACAACAAGAGATAATAGAACAAATGCAAAAAAGAATAAATGAAATGGAGGACAGAATAAATGGAAAAAATTAATTTTCAGAACGATGTTACTAAGCTAAACAAAGAAACTTTTGATACATTTCAAGATAATATAGATTCTGCAATAAACAATAATATTGAACATAAATATCAACTTAAAATTACATCTGCAATTGCTGCAGGGATAGAAGTAACAATACCTTGCTATTATAAAGTAGGACAAGCAGTGTTAGACGTATACTTGAATGGAGAACGACTAGGATTAAGTTCTGACGATGCAGGAACAGACGGGCATTACAGAGAAATTGGAACAGCAGATAGTATAAGCAACAAAATAAAAACAACAACAGACTGGGCTCTTGATATCGATGATGTGTTAGATTTTGTGGTAAGGGGGGATTATAGTGCAACCGTTTAAACAAATATTAAAAAAGATATATCCTATTGGCAGCATCTACATGTCAGTTAATAACACGAACCCTTCTAATCTATTTGGAGGCACTTGGGTCGCTTGGGGCGCTGGAAGAGTTCCTGTTGGAGTAAATGCATCTGATAGTGATTTTAACGCAGTTGAAAAAACTGGAGGTTCAAAAACAGCCAATATATCGCATACTCACACAATAGCTAGTCATAACCATAATGGAAACACAGGTAGCACTGCATTGACAGTAAATCAAATACCTTCACATGCTCACGATTTAGGGGTAAAGGTAACAACTAACAATGGAGACTCTTCAGCCGAAGCAGATCAAATTGCTGTAAATTGGTCGAGTGCTAAACATTTTAGCGAGTACAACGGTGGTAAAACTGGTGGAGGTAAAGGGCACACTCATACAATTTCTGCATCAGGACAACAAACTACAAATTCAGCAGGTTCTACTTCATTATCATTACTACAACCATATATAACATGTTATATGTGGAAAAGAACAGCATAAAAGAAAGGAAAAAAGAAAAATGGTTCAAATAATAATTGCCTTGATTACAGCAGGGGCAACGATAATAAATACTTTTATAAGTAAGAATACGAGCAAAAAAGTTGAAACAATACAAGAGCTAAAAAGAGACATAAAAAAAGACTTAGATTCAGTTAAATATGAGAATGATAAAACATATTTAACTGATTTTTTGTCAGAAGTTGAAGCAAAACAATCCAAAACGGAAATACAAAAAAGAAGAGCTTATGAAATTTATGAGGAGTATACAAAACTTAATGGAAATTCATATGTGCATAATAAGTGGGAAGAACTTGTTAAGAAGGGAGTGTTGTAGATGTTTAAAATAGAAAATGATGAAATACATCTGACGCGAGGCGACAAGTGTATAATTGGATTATCAATTTCAGATTATACATTCAAGCAAGGAGATTACATTTTATTCAAGATATATAGAAAAAAAGAATTAAATAAAGAATCAGTATTATCAAAGAAAGTTACAGTAGATGCTGAAACAACAGAAGTAGAGATAAACCTAACATCGGAAGAGACAAGGGTTGGAGAACCAGCGAACAAAGCAGAGGAATACTGGTACGAGATTGAATTGAATGGAGAACAGACAATTATAGGCTATGACGAAAACGGACCTAAAAAATTGATATTATACCCAGAAGGGGTGGATGCTGATGATAATAAGTAAATGTAATCTGGAAGGCAAGATAACAGCAAAACAGCCGATGACAGGAAAATTGAATAATGCGGTAGAAACAGTATATCCCGAATTAGAGAATATAGAGATAACACCAACAAGACAATTACAAGTTTTTGAATCTGAAAAAGGATACAGAAAAGTCAGCGTAAAAGGGTATCAACCGAATTTACAGAATAAAAAGATAACCCAAAATGGAGAATATACAGCTGATAAAGGGTACGATGGAATTGCGAAAATTACAGTAGAAACAGTTGGAGTTGATATTAATGATTACTTTATAACCGAAGGATTAACATCTAGAAAATATGTGCTTAAGGATTTAATAAAAAAATGTCCTGTCATAGATATGACTGGAATAACTAGTTTAAATGCAATGTTTTCGAATTGTAAATCTTTAATGGGCATACCTTTATTAGACACCAGTGAGGTTACAAGTATGAGTTCGATGTTTAGCGGATGCCCTTCATTAATTGAAATTCCTTTGCTAAATACTTCAAAAGTTACTGATATGTCAAATATGTTTTTGAACTGCAATAGTCTTACAACTATACCCCTATTAGATACTTTAAAAGTTACTGATACACAACAAATGTTTTGGGGTTGTATTTCTTTAACCGAAGTTCCATTGCTAAATCTTAGCAACGTTACTAATATGTCTGCTATGTTTTACAACTGTGTTAAATTAAAAACTATTCCATCTTTTGATTTGTCTTCTATAACCCATTGCATTAATACTTTTCAGTCGTGTAGTGCTTTAGAAAATGTCCCAGAATTTAATTGCCCAAATATGATAAATGTTTCAGGTATGTTTTCTGGTTGTGGTAGTCTTACAGAACAATCTCTAAATAATATACTGGGAACTTGCATAACTATGACCAAAATAGCTGCATCAAATAAAACTTTAAAATTTGTAGGATTAACTTCTGAACAAGCGACTACTTGTCAAGGTTTATCCAATTACCAAGCATTTTTAGATGCCGGTTGGACTACAGGATATTAATACTAGAAAGGGGAAAGAAATGAAAGAAAAATTAGCAAAATTAATTAATGTGAAAAGCATAGTAACAATATTATTAACATTAGTTGTGTGCTACTTATCAATAGCAAAAGGATTTGACATTAAAGAAATATATCTAATGATAATTGCTTTTTATTTTGGCACTCAATTAAAAGAGAATAAGAATGAAAGTGAGGGAAAATAGAATGGAAATAATAGAAACTAATTTAGATTTTAGAGGAATGGATACAAGAAGAAAAACAGAGCAAACAATTTTACATCACGCAGCAGCAACAATTTGCTCTCCAGAGGATATTCATAGATGGCACTTAAACAATGGTTGGGCTGGAGCAGGTTATCATTTTTTAGTTAGAAAAAATGGTACAATATATAGACTTCGTCCAGAGAACAAAGTAGGAGCACACGCTTATGGCTCAAACTATAATTCAATAGGTATATGCTTTGAGGGTAACTTTATGAAAGAGGAAATGTCAGAAGTTCAAAAGAAATCAGGACAAGAATTAGTTGCATATATTAAGAATAAATATGATATTACAAGAGTTGTAGCACATAGAGATGTTTGTTCGACCTCTTGTCCAGGCACAAAATTTCCATTTGAAGAGATTGCAAATGGAAGTAATGAAATTATATCTCAACCACAAGAAAACGCAAATATGGAAAATATCGCAAAAATTCAAGCTACTTTAAATGAAAGATATGGTCTAAATATCGCAGTAGATAATATGTACGGAAATGAAACAAGAAAAGCATTAGTTAAAGGATTACAAACAGAATTAAATAATCAATTCAATAGAGGTCTTGTTATTGATGGAATATTTGGAAATAATACATACAATGCTTGTATAAATGTACGCAGAAAAGCAGAAGGAAATATCACATATTTAATTCAGGCAATGTTAGTATGTCATTCATTCGACATAGATGCGGACGGAATATTTGGACCTGCAACAGAAAATGCAGTAAAAGATTTTCAATCAAGAAATGGACTATCAGTAGATGGAATAGTCGGAAAAAATACTTTTAATAAATTATTCAAGTAAAATTTGGTAGGAGCAATTCTACCTCTTTTTTTATGCCTGAAATAGCTATTTTTGAGGCATAAAAGTATATGCTTAAAAAATAAAAACGTCTTAAAACGCAACCTCGCGATTCGATTTTTTGGCTATTTTGAGGGCTTTTTTGAAAGTTTCTGAAATATTGCAGAGATATAAGAATTTTGAAAAATTGTATAAAATTCTTGACTTTTTTTAATATTACACATATAATTAATTAACAAAAGATATTAAGGAGGAAAGAAATATGTATGCAGATTGGATGAAGAATATAAATTTAGAAATAACTCCAGAAAAATTAGAAAAATACGAGGAAGATAAAAAAAAGGATTAATTATCGACAATTTTATATATAAAACAAAAAATTAGCTACTTTTTTGATAGCTAATTTTTTATATTTTCGGAGAAGGGAGAAGTTTTTTCTTTTTCTGTTTTTGTTTCTTTTTAAATGCATCTTCTTTTTTTGATGCTTTTATGTATTTGTTTTTCCATAAATTATAAACGTGAATAATATTTGTGTAGTATTTATCTTTACTATTGATATTCGTAGAAGAAATCTCAAGATATAATAAAGCGATAACTTTCAGGAATTGTTGATGTAAAGAGTTATAAATATATTTTTCATCAGCTACCTTTGTCGATATATACATACACATATATTCTAATTTGTTTAATGTGTCGCAAATTAAATCTCTAATTTTGTGTTCAGAATCGTTTTCTTGTATTAATTTTTGATACTTATTGATGTCAGAATCGTTGTATAAAGAATGTAATTCTTCTAAATCAAAATCTTCTAATTGTATAAAATTAATTTTATTTATAATTTTATCAATATTATAGGCAGTAAAAAAAGCATACAATATTGATAACGGACTAATAATTTCTAATGCAAATTCTTTTGCAATCTCAATAGACTTTTCAGCTCTCTCTTTATTTTTTCTGTTTCTATAATCAATATATATTAAAACAACAGATACAAAAGTTATTGCAGCAACAACAATAGATAATATAAAATTGTTTTGATCTTGTTGTAAACTGATTTTTTCGTAATCTGTTAGGCTATATTCAGCAAAGTTAATCATTTTAACATCCTCCAATGCCTATACTATATCACGATTTACATTATATGGCAATACGAAAAGAAAAAATGCTGCACGATTCGACAGATTCTGCATAGTATATTTGCTATAATAGAGTTAGGAGGGACAAGCTTATGGAAGAAAATAAAAAGCTTGAACTAATGATAAAAAACAATAGTAGATATGAAGAGATAATAGAGCAAAGTAAAAAGATAGATGAATACATAAAAAAGAAAATTGAGGGAGCATTATAGCTTCCTCAAATCTATGTTAATAAGTAAATCTATTATCTGGCTAATTTCCAATGCTTCAGGAGAGTTTATACCGTATTTATCTATTCTTTTGTACATTTCCTTCTTCAATTTACCTAATTCTATATCCGAATAAAATAAGTCTTTAATATCCACATTAAATACATCAGCAATAGCAGACAAGGAAGACAACGTGGGATTAACACGTTTATTATTTTCTAAATTACTCAAATATGTTCGAGAAAGTCCAGTTAGTTGGCTCAATTTTCTTATACTGATATTTTGTTTTTCTCTTATTTTCTTAATATTAAATACAATCATAGCATACCTCTTAAATTAGTATCTTATAATTGTACAATTTTTATACATCAAAGAAAAGATGCAACTCCCAGAGGACGCTTTTGTCGAACGATTATGCTTGACTTTGTCGAATTTTGTTATATAATTTAGATAAAGAAAAAAAGAAACGCGTTTCTCCACAAAAAGGGAGAAGAAAATATGGAAAAAGATTTAATAGCAAAATTGACTGAAAAATATAAAAAAAGTGAAAGATTCATTTCACTTCTAATAAAAATGTGTAAAGACTGTAATATAGAAAATAGCGAAAAGCAGATAGAACATTTTTTGAAAAAATGATAATTAGGTGTGTCAAAAAGTGTGCCAAATAATGAGAAAAATGAAAAGAAATATACTTAAATGGCGACTTATAAAAGAAATAATGAAAAGACTGAAAATCCTCGTGTCAGTGGTTCGATTCCACTTCAAGCCACCAAAAG